CTCCTATTCCTACAAAAGTATTATAATCTGCTCCTGTGTCTAAACTTCCCCCTCCATCTCCTATAATTAGAGTTCCAGTATAAGCCGTTGGCATATAAGCCACCTGTATTCCGTTTAGAGCAATTTTTCCTGCGACGTCTAGTTTTTGAGCGGGGGTTGTGCCTATTCCCAACCTCTTATTTACATTATCCCAAAACAACCCACTATCTTCTGCGAGTTTAGATCCGTCAGAAAACAAAATATAACCAGAAGTTGCCTGGTTTAGTCTTGACCCGATTCTTAACGCACGTTTTATGTTCATAATAATATGCCTACATTAATTTTTTGAGAAGCTATTTCTGAAATTGCATAAATAGCATTTAGAGAATCATCATACTTCATAGTGATTTCATCTCCCCCTTCGAGCCTTACCAAATCATTAGTTCCATCTGCTAAAACTCCAGTCTTTCCGATGAAAATAATCCCGGTATTGTCTACATCAGCTCTAATTCTAATGTCTTCCGGCTTTCCTGTAATTACAATTTCGACCTCTGTCAGTCCGATAGATATATTTCCTAATCCTTCCATGTCAGTAGCTCTTTGTAGTCCTGAAACGCTATTTACAGCATTGATAATATCATCTTGCTTTTCTTCAGTAGCTGGATTTATTGCGATACCTAGCGAGTTTAATAATCTTAAGATTGTACCTGTTCTAGCCATTTTATTATTTCTTTAAAATTGCATTAATAGCGTTGATAGCATTTTCTTTTAGTGCCTCTAAATCTTTCGATACACTTGCTTTAATCTCTGCAACATCTTTCTTCGCGTCCACAATTTTATTTTCTTCTAACTTAACTTGAGATTGTCTTTCTTTTATTACTGATAAAACGTCAGATAACTCAATATCTACTAATTTCTTAGCTTCTATCTTTTCGTCAATATCTAATTGTAATGAAATTAATAATGCTTTACCCTTATCTAAGTCATCTCCTGCAATTTTCAATTCTTTTTTAGCTTTAGAAATTCTGTCAGTGATCTGCTTATCTTCCTTAACTAGAGATTCAATACTCAACTTAGAATTATTGATGGCAGTTTCCTGTCTCTTTAGTGTTTTCTTATTTTTATCTATTCCCATATATTTTATTAATTTTTATTAACGAGTTAACGAGTTGAAATAGAAACTCTTGCATCTAGTGTGCCAACAGTCCATGAAGTAATATCCATGCAAACCCAGGTAGCTCTAGATAAATTAATAGAAAAGTCCTTATTCTCATCTGTTCCAGGAGTATCTTGTGTAATCCCAGTCGAGCCGTCTACTGAACTTCCATCATTATTATCAATGTTATTAAAGTAAGTCCATCTATTAGTAGCAGAAGCTGCACTTTCAAAATCTACATCTTCTTGATCAGACCTCTGCATCTTAGCCGTGAAATTTGCGCTGTTTGCTGTATTCCATGAAAGAGTCATATCAGTAAAACCTTTTGTATAAATCACTTTACTTTTTAATACTGCTGTATGCGTTCCTGTCCCTGCAGTTGTTGTCGTTATTGCTGTTCCACCTTGAGTTGCTGAAATCTTAACAGTATTAACTGAAACTACTTCTACAATGAAATAATCGGTAGATGATGATAGACCAGTAGGCAACGTAGTGGCTGAAGATACTCTAATTTTATCTCCTACTCTCCAACCATGAGCAGTAGCTGTAAGAATATCTGTAGTGTCCATTAAAAATGCAACACTAAGTAATGCGGTTGAAAGAAACAATACTTGTGGTTCTAATGCTTGATTCATATGTTTGTTTAACTTAAAGTTTATTATTAATTTGCTGCCCACAGGCAACCCCTATGGGCAATATAATTAATTACTAACTTGAGCTTCAAAATCTCTGTCAGATAACAAAAATGTTATACCGTTTTTAGTAGTAATATTATTATACATTCTTCCGTTTACTTCTCTTTTTGTAACAGAATCAATAGCAAACTTGGATTTTCCAAGAGTTCTAGTTTCCTTTTTAATCTCTTTTTTTGTTTCTACTTTTACTTCAACTTTTTTTTCTTTCATTTCTTCCTTAACTTCTACTTTTTTTTCTTTCTTTTTTTTCATATACAGAAGTTAATTAATTAGTTTCCAAATACTCTAGCACCTGGTTCTAATGGTTTATATTGTAACATCCATTTAACAGTACCGGTTGCATTTCCTGCTGTCTCCAATTCGATAACACCAGCATCAACAATGATTGGTACGGCTTGTTTCACAATAGCACCAGAATCAGTATTAACCATAGCATCAGCTGCTGTTCCTGTAATAGATAGGAAAGATTTAGCAGCTGCTGCTGTAATATCTAGTGCAGCGCATAAATCTACATCAGCACCAGCTGTTGGATTAATCTTCAATAAAGCAGCGTTCGTAGTAGTTTGAACAACTGTTCCAACTTTACCTACAATCTGAACAACCTCAACTAAACCAGTGACGGTGAAGATAGTTTTATCAGATGCCACAGCAACAGCAGTATCAGCTGTATAAACAGTTACTAGCCCATTTCTGTCAGATTGAGCGGGAACGATAGCCACACCTTTTGTTTCAGCATCTAATAGTTCAGCAGCGGTTAAAGCTGTTGCGAAATCAGGAGCCATAACAATTACGTCACCATGACCTGCGACACAAGCTGCTAAAGCTAAAGTCATAGTTGCATATCGTCTAACGAGACCGTTCAATGGAGTATATAGACTGTCGATTGCATTAATGTTAGCACCACTAGCATCATCTACAAAAAAGACATTACCAGTTGTGAATGGGATACCAGCGGCTTGAGCCATACCGTATCCAGAATTTAAATTTCTATTCATTTGTTTATTGTTTTTTTATAACCCCACCACCGTCCTCTAAGACATAGATTATAAAATGATATTAAGTTTTAAGCATCTCCGTTACCTATGCTGTCCCATCACCCAAGCTGAATTTAAACCATGCACCAGAAACAATTACGATTCCGTAACCAGCTCTTACTCCAAATTCAGTATCGTCAGTTGAGAAATCCTCATAGTTAGGTGACTTCATTCGTGCTTCCTCCCAAACTCCAAGATGAGCTTGTGAATCAGAACTTGAAGCGATACCCCAATAATGTCTCTTATCAGTATCAACATTACCAGCAGCATCAGTTGCTACACGAGGTAAGATGATATGTTTGTATCTAGATTGGTCTACATTAATAACACCAGCATTATTTTGTGTAGGGTTTGAAGTAGATCTTAGAATCTCAGCTGCAATATCGATATCTTCAGGATCATCAGTAGTCCATAGAATATCGAATGTTCTTACAACTTTTTCACCAAATTGGTTTACAGTTTCTTCGATTACTAAACGTCTCATTCCTTGCAAAGAACCCTTAGAAATTCTTGGGTTATTAGCTAGAATATTTCTGTACGTGTCTGAACTTCCTCTTACTGTATGAGCAGTTGAAGCCAAAGCTAATGTATCACCAAGCGATAAATCAACAGTATCTCCATTCCTGTCCGTCATCGAAGTTGCAGTAGCAAAAGAAATTCTATGTGCTAAATCAAGATCCATTCTATTAGTAGCCAGTTTACCAAGGTTTGTAAGTTTCTTAGTTACCTCAGGGTATTTGTTTTCAGTGCGATCTTCGTAAGAAATACCAATATCTTTAGAAACACGTTTCTTAGTCATTACCTTAGTATAGCCTTGTTGAACCTTAGCTCTATTTGATTGAGCAGATTCACCTTTGTTATCAGCATACTCCTCAAGATCAATTTCACTAAATTCTCTTGTGTTACCAGTATTGTTTGGGATATGTGAAACATTGAAAAGCCCAGAAGTTCTCATAACTTGAGGCACACTAACCTCACCCTTTTTGAACATAACTTCGCCCAATTTGACAAAGTCAGATAGTGTAATTGTATTTAATTCCATTTTTTTGTTGTTTTCTCTAACGCCATATCAAGGTCCGATATAGCTTACTGTTTAAAGAACTAAATTATTAATTAAGCTCCTATAACACCGCAACCAGATACACCCAAATTTAAGATGACTTCTGCTTTTGTTGTAGAAAGATACTTTACGATTTGTACTGCATCATAAGTTGATGCACCACGATTAATTACCAAGTTATTTGTAAGATCACAATATAGTCCTCGGTCAGCTACTACTAAAGTAGCAGTTACGTCAGCTTCCCAAAGAACATTGTTCTCAACTGGTACTTCAACCTCAACCATTCTTGCATCTGCATAATTATCGTCAGTCGCTGCAATCTTATGACGGATGACACCAACATGAGTTGATACAGCAGATGTAGCTGTAGCTTCGATTAAATATCCAGAATCCCAAGCAACAATACCACCTTCAGAGAAAGTAGTAGAGACAGTTACTGGCAACCAAAGAAATTTTGTTTTACCTTGTTTTCTAATAAACATCTTTTTTTTATTATTTTTTTAATTTTCACTTAGTCGTTTTTCATATCTTTGCTTTTTAACATGGTTTGCATCCATGAAAGATCTGGTTTATTACGAGGGTTGTCTCCCTGGAGATTGGTTATTACTCTGAACCACAGGTTACAGGAGACTTAATCTCCTGTATATCTATGTTCCAATTATTTACTTTTGTAGTGTATGCATTCGTTAAAGTTTTTATTATCTACTGGCATTACTCCACAATGCACTGTATATATTCTAGGTCTTTGCTTATCCTGCTTAAATAGATTAAAAATTATCTTTTTTCTATAGTAACAGTTTTTACAGATACTCATTTAATAATGTCTGCTAAAGAAATTCTCTCTGTCCCATCGCAATTAAATACTTCTCCGATTTTAGCTTCTGTCAGATTATGAATAAGTGTTCCAATGTGAGTTGCTACACTTTTTACTTGATATTGTTCTAAACCATAATCTGCTAAATCAGTTAAAACTTTTTTAGCGATAAAGTAATACATCGCACTAGTAAAGCTGTTATCATCCGCAGATTCTGTCTTTACTCCTGATACCATTAAATCAAACAATTTTTGTTTAATAGCAACTTTCGTATTGTCCTTAAAAGTAACGAACAATTCAGTATCATCTTCTTTGTTAAGTTTAGTTGATCTAATTTTCTTTGGCCCAAGATATTGTGCCTTTTTTTCTTCACTCATAGTTGTTTTATTATTAGTTAACAAATCTCTCTCCTACCATATACTCTTTATTAGAGTCTAAATCTTTTAGAGTAAATACTCGATTGCCATGTTTAGCGATCTTCTCCTTACTCTTCAAAAACTTTTCTTCAACTAATATCAATCTAATAAATTGATACCTTCTATTAAACATTACTAACGACATTATCTCCTTAGTATCATCTTCAAAATAAACTTCAAGAGTTTGATCTTCTAAATACTTCTTATTCTCTGGATCTATCTCAACTTTATTAGTTAATAGTTTTGACCAACCAATAACAATTTTTCCTTCAATGGTTCTTAATCTATAAATTGTTTCAGGATTCTCTTGGTTTAGTCTATCAAAATTATGTAGCCTAGACTTATTAGCAGTTTGCTCTAGTCTATTAAGCCTCTCTGATAGTGCTGTGAACTCATCCTTGGTCAATGTAACTGAACCTTCTTCTTTTGCTTCAATTTTTTTAGGATCTGGAACTACTTTCTTCGGATCTTCGTTTTTTAATATTTCATCAATATTTGACATAGTATTTTATTTATTTTTAAAGTCATCAGCTTTTAAGCCAAACTTTGAACCAAATGATTTTAACTCCTCAGTAGCTTCTCCTTGAACAGCTTGCCTTGGGCCTCCTCCACCTGGTAATGAATTAACTCTCTTGACAAAATTGTCGGTTGTCCCAGGGAGAACAGTTTGAATCGCTAGACCCATATTCTCCTTAAAGGTTCCACCGAGTGTTGCTAATTTGTCAAACACTTTACCAATAGCCTCGGCTTCTTTAGCACTATAATCTTTCAATGTTTCGATTTTATTAGCTTCAGCTTGTCGCTCATCGAATGTTTGATTAGTGATGGCTTTAGTTTCTTCGGCTGTAAGACTTTTATTTTCTTCGACAATGTTTCCATCGTTATCGACATTAATACCTTTATCTTTTGCTGCAGCTATAAGAGCTTTATTTTTTGCTCTCATCCCTGCAAAATTAGGATTAACTGAATCCTTCATTTCTTGGAGTTTCTCAGTTGCTGTTTGACCTTCTGCAAGGTCTAAGCTTTCTTTAAAATCTTCATACTCTTTTACTGTATCACGCTTTGCTATATTAGCATCGTGACCAGCCTGTAAATCGTTTTGCTCTTGCTCTGTCAGAACTTCTCGTGTAGTTCCATCATCAAGAGTAATTGTTTCCGGCATACTTTTGGTACCCATTTCCCTCCGCATATTGCAAGTCCGCGGGTGTGACTGTGGGTAATTACTTATTTATTTAAACTTCCTTAAAAGGTTCAGTGTTTTTAGGCTTATCGTCATTACTGGATATATCCTCAAATCTGTCTTTCAACAACATTAATCCATTTATAGTCATTCTCAATTCAATAACGTGCTTAAAACTTTTACTCTCTTTCGCTATTTCATTTATTAAATCGCTACAGGTGTGCTTAATCTCATTCTTAAAGGTATCATTTTTAATGATCGCTTGCGCGTTTTGCCAATATATCACCCTATCCGCTGCTTTTAACTGTTTATAATCGTACCAAGCTAAGTCGCGCCCTAATACTTTATCAACCACGAATTTCGGATCACCTACTAATTCCTGTAAGTTATTAACCTTTTCTTTCAATCTTACTATTTCGAGTTTATATTCACTATCTAAATTTTTCCTAGTTAAATTTAACCAGAAATTCTTTACTCTATATAACATAGTCGCTTATGTTTATTGTATATTATCTTCAATCCTATTAATTGATGGCTTTTGGTTCTGTCTCCTAGCGCCTTCTGTCATCTCAGAGCCTGCCTGGCTCCTTTCAAATCCTTCTATTTGCTTCATTAAGTCTTCGCCTTTACCATCACCTTGAGGTTGTTGCTGACCTTGACCTAATTGCTGTGGAGCTTGTTTCTGAAAGAAATCCTTAGTTTCCCATGTACCCTCGAAGTCTTCAGCTGCCTTATCCCAGTTTACTTTCTTTTGTCCTTGAGACGCCTGCTCGATTCCAACACCTTGTGCAAGTTTGTCTTTATATAATACCTTAGATAATTGTGAACCTTCTATCGGTTGAGATGTAACTGTCACAAACCAGAATAGTTGTAATTGTTTCAATAGCTTAACATTAATTGCTCTAATTCTAATTGGTCGGCCTAGAGCTTCTTCCCTTTCCTCAAATGAAAATATATTGCCTTTCTCTTCTTCAGTTAACGGACTATCGGTAAATTGAATAACTTTCTTACCTTTTTTGCCGTTATTAAGTATTACATTATTAATTGTAAACTTATTAAATATATTAGACAACTTATTAGATAGTGGATCGAGTGACCGGCGTTTAGGTTGTACGAAATTTTCAATAATATTATAAATTCTTAAAAAACTCATATCTCTCTTCGCTCTCATTACTGCCAACACTATCAATCCTAAATTCTTAATAGAGTTCCTTTGTAACTGTTGTGCCTCAGTAGCTGTTTGCTCACCTGGCGGTGACACACCCCCTAGGGTGCCTGTAGCCAAGAACTTCTCAGTTTCAGTTTCAATTAACTCAAGCATATTAAACTCAGAATTTGTTACGCCATCATGGTCAATAAGTTTTGAAAAATCATCTTTACCTACGCCTTGTGCTACTGAACCAGGACTCCAAATATCTTTAGAATATACATTGCCTTTCTTTACTCCGATTGGTGGCTCAATAGCCTGTTGCATCTTCCTGATCATTAGCCGGATAGTCTCATCCTTTAACCCCTGCATAAACTTAGCTGAAGCTACTGGTTGTTTTCCGTAAGCAAAATCAGTATCAAGTGATTTAATGGTAATCATCACCATATTATAAGCTCTACCTGGGATAACCATCCAAGGTAACTTAACAGGATCAACCATCATTGGAACACCATTGATTAAAATATCATACTCATTTGTGATTGGATTTATAATATGAATCTCCTCAATCTCTTGGTCATTAAGATTATTCATTCTATAACCAATCGGATTTTCAGGTGAACCATTAAAAGAACCAGCACTCACATATTCCCACCGCTCCCATTCTCCATAAATAGTTTTAGCCTCATCGTATGAACGTCTGGTATATAAACAAATGTAAGGTTGTGTTTGAAACATTCGCGCTGGGATATTAACATCCCCTAGATATACACGCAGTCCTGACCATAACTTCTTTTCTGCTCTATGCACTGTAGTCGAAAAATACTTCTGTACTGTATCAGCCTCTTGAACAAATACAGCACGTTGAGTAATCAACTCCATGACAAAATCAATCCAGAAATCTTCATCCTTCTCAATCTGATTTGTTCTTTTAACTATATCCATGAAATCTTCTCCCAAGTTCTTCACTTCGTTATCATCATCATCAAATACATTACCCTCTGGTTGCAAATTCATCGACAGTATCTCATTCATTAAAACTTCAACCTTCTGCTCAATAGTCCCGGTATTAACCCTAGTCTCATCATCGTTAGCCTTCTTAGGTAAGTATGCGTTTTTAGCCCTCTTATTATAAAAATAATCTTGTTCATATGTCATATCATCGAACTCCTCTCTCGCTTCGTTCCTCTGATCCTTAGCTCGAGTAACCTTCTGTAAATTAGAAGCTAACCTATCTTGTTGAGACTTAGACAAAGATAGAGTCTTTGGCTCCTTATTTCTTTTTTCCTCATCTTGTTTCAATGAATCCGATTCTTTCTTAGTATTTTTATTTGGATTTAGTTCTGACATATATTAGATTGGTGAATATTTATCTTCTTGCGATTGATTATTGTTATTATTATTACGGTTAATCTCTTGCTGAGCCCTAGTTATGATTTTAATTGGAGCACGTTGTTCACCAACATCATCAATAAATGTAAGTCCAACTGCATCTGCTGTGTTCGGAGACTTAAATCCCTTCTTTTTCATCTTAAGCTTCGACATTATCTGAACCCTAGATTTACCTTCAGACCTTCTTTCTCTAATAGTAGTAAGCTCGTTCTTCCATGCACCATTCTGAATATACTCCCCTCCTGTCTTTGTCCACTTCTTCAACCTCGAGAACATCATCGCCCTCTTATTCATATATAACTCCTTATCATCATCATCCTCACACTGGTCACCAACATGTACTGCATTTACGAACCATCCCTGCTTTGTTAACTCAATCGCAGCCTTACCACCTTCACCAAAACTATCTACATATATATCCTCAGCTTTCACACCATTTAATGTTGCGAGCTCAATAGTCTTCTTCGTAATCGACTTATCAGACGAAATTTTCTCTGTGCATACCCGGCGGGCCTTGAAACTATCTCTTATCACCCAATCAGTAGTATCTACACCTTCACCTGCTGGATCAACTCCCATAATAGGAACTCCTATCCAAATCGTGTTTGATGAGATAGCTTGAGGTACTGGTATTTCTACAATATCATCATGTCCTAGAAGATTAACATAACCTTCATCATCTTGAGTTTCTGATGAAGGAAAATCACCAAGAACACGAATCTTATACTCATCACTGTTTTCACCATGTTGGTCAATAATATCTTGGTTATAATCATCTCTAACTATTGGACTGTCTATATTTGAAAATGTAAGACGTTGCCACCTAGACTTTAACTTAGGATGATTATGAGAGTCATAAAAATATCCTGAGATTCTAGTAGGGTTAGAGAACATCAAAACGAAAATATCTTTTTCCGTGAGTGAACCTTCCATAGTATTAAACACTTCGTTATATACACCAGATGCTTCGTCGGCCAGCACCATAACGTGCTCGCCATGAACTCCTGCCAGGGCTTCAGTTGAATCCTTCTTTGCTGTTTTGGCTGATGCAAACCACGTTGCTGGATTCTCTGTCATTCTTACATAATCAGATTGACAATCGAACTTGGAATGCCATCCTTCTGGTAATCTTTTGATCCATAAAGAGACTTCTTTCCATAAAATATCCTTCAGCTGTCTCGAGGTAGGAGCTGTACATGCAATCTGAGAATTAAAAAAACAAAATAATCTCCAAATAACTATAAGCGATGTAGTGCAAGACTTTCCGATACCATGGCCTGAGGCTACTGAAATCCTTCTTGAACACTCACCCCTTATCGCTGCTTCTATTGCAAGGAATATGGCCCATTGCTGGAAGGTAATATGTTCCCCCTTCCTGAACTCCTCGAACCACTCTGGTCTTAATTGATCGAAATTTTTTGAATCTATAATAATATCAACCGCTGTTCGATACTCTGGTTTTATAGGTTGCGGAACTAGATTCCACATATCTTTAATGAACAATATCGGTGACTTTTGCCATTGTGGCAATTTGTCGTTAAGTATTTGTTGGTTTTTTGAAATTTGTTTAGACATGGCAATCTAATGTATTCCCGTCTAAGCCCCTCACTTAAAGCGAGAGGGCAATAAAACGACTATGTGATCCTCATCATTGTTTTAGCAATGGAGGGCTTAGAAGGGGATTACTATTTACTTTACAAGATACTTCGTTTTTTTTATACTGAATTATTAAAGTATTGTCAAGCAGTTTGTAAAAAATTGCGCTCGCCATTTTTGTCCGATATATGTATTATGTCCGGCGCAACGGGGGGACGCTCGATATAGCGCGAAGTGTTTTGGTGATATTGTGCTTGATATAGTGCGAAGTGTTTTGGTGATAATAGCTGAATTATGCTAATCTTAGCTATTTTAACCTATCCGTGGCTTTATACATGTTATGCGAAGTACTGTAATGTTAGCCAATAATTAAGCTATGTGGATAACTGTTATCCACACCCACTACATATAGTGTTGTGGATAACTTTATTGCTTACCTTTATTGGCTTCAAATGCTCCACCTAGTGAGATATCACCCTTAATATTGATATCCTGCTCTTGCTTGTCGGTCCATCCAAAGTTCTTGAGCGAAAAAATACCTACAGCAGGTGCTATTTTTCCCGACATAGTCATTTTCTCTACATAATGCTCAACTCTTGCCTTGATTTTCTTTATAGTGTTACCTAGATCCTCACGATTTTCCCACTCCATCATCATTTTCCTCGTAGTATCAAGGGCTATGGCTAGACCTGTAACCGTCAACGGTTCTCCATCTCTCTCACATTTCCTGAAATATCGCTCTGAAATCTTTAATATTTCCGCCTTATTATATTTAAAATCTCCCTTAGCAGGCATTTTTTTATTTATAACTAACTAATTAATGTCTATATTATAACATTATTAGAACATCAAAACAATACAAAAACACTCATATTCCAAAAATTCACCTAAAACTGGTATGAATCGAGGCTACATAAGCCATTTTAAGCGATTTAAAATTATTAGTTGATAACTAATACCTTTATATATAACAAAAAATCACCTTGCTAGGGTGATTATTGTTTATTGGTTTGTTATTTTAAACTTATTCCATAAACTCTATAACTGGTTTGTTTTCCGTTTGATCTTGTCACAGATTTAAGCCCCTTTTTTACATCATCAAAAGCCTTCATTGCTATTCCTATTCTATGCTTCCCAACTATTACCCCTAAATCTTTTTTAATTTGATAACAAGTTATAAAGTTATTATTATCTACTTGATATTTATTAGCTAATAGCTTTTTCAGTTCATTGGTTGTTATTAAATTTTCAACCTCCTCTAATTTGTAAGATTCCTTGCTGTTGCTAGATTGTTTGTAAGCATCAACTAAATCATTGACATGTTTTAAAAATTCCTTCTTATCCATAGATTTATTACTTTATATTTAATTATAATATAAGTATATATAATAAATCATTATAAGTCAATGTCATTAATATTAGAGTTAGTACAGATTTTTAGAGTTAGTATAGAGTTAGTAGAGCTATTTCACCCCTAAACTTAGCATCAAAATCATCAAATCTACCTCTTAGAATACTCAAATACTATTATTTTCCAACATTTCATTAAAATAATAATCTTTTTCTATACTCCTTTTATCTCTCTATATATTATAATAATAATAATAATAATATAGTAATAAGAAGTTAATAAGAAGTGCCTAAAACTAGCTATAGTATAACTCTACTAACTCTAAAATAGTTAGTATAAAGGAATATTAGTTAGTATGAATCCCTAATATTAGCCAATATCTCACTACTAACTCACCCCTTAGTTATCCACAGAATACACTATTATAATCGCTTGACTTTATTATAGTATGTGCTACAATACTAATAGAACTAATAAACCAATAAAACAAGCGCTTATGTTTACCTTAAAATATAAAAT